TACGGTGAGTTTGTTCCCACTGGTGGTGATCCTCGCAAAGCAAAAGGGAGACAATATACCTCTATCAAGTCTGTAAAAGAAGCTTTAGGTGAAGTTGATGAGATTGATGAGGGTATCAAGATGGCTCTTGTCAGAGCCATTGATAAGACAAAACCAGGTCCTCTTACTAGAAGAGGAAGAATCAGAGATAAGTTAGTCAGATCTGAAATCAAGTCTGCTGCTGAGAAAAGCAAAAAGAGAAGATTCAGTGGGATTGCTGCTTCAGAGAAAGCATCTAAAGCAGACAAATACATGAGTTCTGCTTCTAAAACTACTGCTTCTGAATCTTTTGATATTGAAGAAAGTGTTGAAAAGAGATATTGTCCTAAGTGCGAAAAGATGGAGACAAAATCTGAGTGTTCTTATGGTCCAGAATACTGGGAAAAGAATGCAAAGAAACAGACTAGTGAATCTGCTGCCTGGACTAGAAAGGCAGGTAAGAACAAAGAGGGTGGTCTCAACGAAAAGGGACGCAAGTCCTACGAAAGAGAGAATCCTGGATCTGACCTGAAGGCACCTAGCAAGAAGGTCGGCAACCCTCGTCGCAAATCCTTCTGTGCCAGAATGTCTGGTATGAAGAAGAAACTGACTTCTTCCAAGACTGCTAATGATCCTAATAGCAGAATCAATAAGTCCCTTAGAGCCTGGAACTGCTGATATGAAAAGTTTTCAACAATTTCTATCCGAAAGCATCACCATCAACGGTGACTTCAATGGAACCATCGTCATGGGTGGTTCTCAACCAGAACAGGCACAAGAGTCTTTCTTTGCCGATGTTGTCTGGGAAGGAAAAATCTACCGTCTAGAAGTAGAAGGTAGCATGATGAGCAAAAGTGATTTGGCAGAACACATTCAGGGTGAGTATCCTGGAGCAATTGTTCATCAGATTTATCCTGGTGTAGAATCTAATAGAATCAAACACTCAAGAAGATACCAACCAGAAAAATTGACCTGGAGTGATTAATGGCTCAGTGGAATAAGAATACACAGGACTATCTCAACCAAGAGAGAACTCTCCATGAAGTTTTCATGTGTGCCGACAGATACGGCAACATTGGAAACTGTGGTGTTGCTACTGGAGTAGGTGGTGGAGGATATGATGCATTTGGTAGAATGCGCGTATCTGAGCCATACACTCTTGCAGATTATTCTCACATCTATGGTGAGGAGGTAGAACTTCTTACAAAGACTGTTGGTGCAGCATCTACAACTGAGGTAAACCCAAATACAGCATCTATTGCATTAATTATTGGAACTGGTTCTGCAGATAAGGTGATTCATCAGTCCAGAATGTATCACCATTACATGCCAGGCAAATCTCAATTTGCCATGGCAAGTTTTAACTTTATTGATTATAGAGAAAACACAACTAAAAAGCTTGGATATTTTGATGATAGAAACGGTGTATTTCTCCAACAGGCTGGAGATGGTACTGTTTCCATTGTAAGAAGATCTTACACTACAGGAACCGCAGTTGACACCGTTGTCAATCAATCCAACTGGAGTTTGGATCCTTTAGATGGAACTGGACAATCTGGTGTAACTGCTGATTGGACAAAAACTCAATTGTTTATTACAGATTTTCAGTGGTTGGGAGTTGGAAGACTTAGATGTGGATTAGTTCTAGACGGAACCAACTTCTATTTCCACGAGTTCCAACATGCAAATAATCTAGAACATGTCTATTGGAGTTTACCTTCACTTCCAATTCGTTGTGAAGTTGCAAATACCGACACTGCTGTTGGTATTACATCAATGGAACAGATTTGCGCCACTGTAATGAGTGAAGGTGGATATGTTGAGACTGGTGTTGAGTTTGGTGCCTTTAATGGTCCAATATCATTCTCAAACGGTAATGGTGCAACTGCGAGACAATGTGTTATGGCTCTTCGTTGCAAGAACACATTTAAAGGAATTCCAAATAGAACAACAGTAAGAATAACGGATATTGAATGTTTGAGTGATGCCGCAAACTGTAGAATTGAGATTTGGAGACTGCCAAGTAATGATAATATTACTGGTGGGAGTTGGACAAGTGCTGATGATGATTCAGCTGTAGAATACAATGTTGGAATAACCACTAACTTCACAACAACTGGTGGAGATTTGAGACAGGCAACTTTGATTGCTGCAAACAATCCATCAGGTCAGCAAGCATCTGCTCAAGTTGCATTTAATCCAACCACAGCTAGAAGATCATACATTGCACAGAATATAGATAGTGATGATAGTAATATTTTTGCTGTTATTGTGACTAACTTGGACACTAATACAACGACAGATGTCTTTAATACTATTCAGTGGAGAGAAACCCGATAGGTGATTTATTATGAGTGATAGCATTTATCTTGGTAATCCTAATCTAAAAAAAGCAAATACGCCGATTGAATTTACCAAAGAGCATGTTGCCGAGTTTATTAAATGTAAGAAAGATCCTGTCTATTTCGCAGAGAATTATGTAAAGATTGTTTCTCTGGATGAAGGTCTTGTACCATTCAGCATGTACAAGTTCCAGAAGAAACTAATCAGGAACTTTCACAATAACAGATTCAACATCTGTAAGATGCCACGTCAGACTGGTAAATCTACGACATGTGTGTCTTATCTTTTACATTATGCGGTTTTTAATGACAATGTAAATATTGGTATCCTGGCAAACAAAGCAGCAACTGCTAGAGAACTTCTTGGTAGATTACAAACTGCATATGAAAACTTGCCTAAATGGATGCAACAGGGTATTATAGCCTGGAACAAGGGTAGTCTGGAGTTAGAGAATGGCAGTAAGATACTGGCAGCTTCTACATCTGCGAGTGCTGTCCGAGGCATGTCGTTCAATATCATCTTCCTCGATGAGTTCGCATTCGTCCCTAATCACATCGCTGACTCCTTCTTTGCATCTGTTTATCCTACTATTACTTCTGGTAAAAGCACAAAAGTCATCATCGTCTCAACGCCGCATGGCATGAATCATTTCTACCGTATGTGGCATGATGCCGAACGGAATAGAAATGAATATGTTGCAACTGAGGTTCATTGGTCTGAGGTTCCTGGAAGGAATGCGAAGTGGAAGAAGCAGACTATTGCCAACACTTCAGAAGAACAGTTCCGTGTTGAGTTTGAGTGTGAATTCCTTGGTTCTGTTGATACATTAATCAGTGTAGCAAAACTAAAAACACTTGTCTATAATGATCCCATCAAGAAAAATGCTGGTCTAGACATTTATGAGAATCCAATTGATGACCATAGTTACATCATCACAGTGGATACTGCGAGAGGAATTGATGGTGACTATTCCGCTTTTATTGTATTTGATATCACCGACTTTCCTTACAGAGTAGTAGCAAAATATAAGAATAATGAAATTAAACCGATGCTATTCCCTAGCATCATTCATGACATCGCAAAGGCATACAACTATTCCTACACGTTGATTGAAGTCAATGATATTGGTGACCAGGTAGCATCTATTCTGTTCTTTGATCTTGAGTATGAGAACGTATTGATGTGTTCAATGCGTGGTCGTGCTGGGCAAATTGTCGGTTCTGGATTCTCGGGTAAGAAGTCTCAACTTGGTGTCAGAATGACATCGGCAGTTAAGAAGTTAGGATGCTCTAACCTCAAGACACTGTTGGAAGATGACAAGTTGGCAACCTGTGATTATGATATCATTGCTGAATTGACGACATTCGTTCAGAGAAAGAATACATTCATGGCAGAAGAAGGTTGTCACGATGACCTTGCCATGTGTCTTGTTATTTTCTCTTGGCTAGTAGCACAAGACTACTTCAAAGAGATGACTGAACAAGACGTTCGTAAGAGAATCTATGAGGACCAGAAGAATCAAATTGAACAAGATATGGCACCGTTTGGATTCTTGAATGATGGCATCCACGATGATTCTGGTTTTGTAGATAGTGAAGGAACTAGATGGAGTTCTGGTGCTGAGTATGGTGACATGTCATATATGTGGGAATATCATTGATGGATTTTGATGAGGAGTTTTCTTTAGAGCACCTAATATTTCAAAGTAGGAAATGTAGGTCTTGTCATAAAACTAAAGATCTTGTCTCTGACTTTTATAAAACAAGAAGAGGTAGTGGTCCCTCTGCGTATGCATATGAGTGCAAGCAATGCACCAAAAAACGGGTTATCGATGCGAGAAAAGCGGTCGTTGATAAGATGGTGACAAATATTTTTGGAAGATGGGAATATCCTGACTGGTAGTGTGTTCATTCAGTGTTTCCCCGATGTAAAGATACCAAATAATAAATAACTCTAGCATTATTTGGATTTCATAAGGAGAGAAAGATGCCGCTGAACTTAGCATCTCCTGGTATTGTTGTAAGGGAAGTGGATCTAACCTCTGGAAGGGTTGATCCAACTTCCAATAAGGCTGCGGGTATCGTAGCCCCATTTGAAAAAGGACCAGTAGAAATTCCAACATTAGTCGAAACAGAAGCAGATTTGCTTAACAATTTCGGTGAGCCCTATTCCACCAATAATCATTATGAATATTGGTACACTGCTTCATCTTATCTTGCCTATGGTGGGGTATTACAAGTAGTAAGATCAGATAACTCAGGACTTAAGAACGGTGTTGCTGGAGTAGCAACTAATATTAAGATCAGGAGCTCTGATGATTATGTAAATCAAGGATATGATGCTAATATCATTTCCAACGTTGATTTTGTTGCCCAAAACCCTGGATCTTGGTCCAATGGTCTCAAAATCGCAGTTATCGATGGTAAAGCAGATCAGATTCTGACTGGATATGCTGGAACGTCATTCCAAATTGGAATGGGTGTTACTCAGTCAGTTCCAGCTGGAACAGTTATTGCTGGTTTGGGAACAACTTCTGTCCTTGATGGTTATTTCAAAGGAATTATCACTGGAACACTTAGTGGTGGAACAAGTCTTGAAGTAAAACTTACTCATCATGTTTCTGCTGCTGGTGTTGCTACTGCTGCAAGTTATACACCTGGTGGTGTTTATAGATTTGCTGCTTCTGGTTCTGGTGCATCAACTGGACTTTACGTTCATGAATCTGCAACTGGTAACTTAGCTGGAATTGCAACTTATACTGCAAGACAGGACTGGTTCGATCAGCAAGAAATTTCACTGAGTGGTCAAAACATTAAGTGGAATAGAGTTGCTGAACGACCAACTACAACTGCTTATGGTATTGCTCGCAATGCCAAGAATGACGAGGTTCATGTCGTAGTATATGACGATCTCGGTAAGATTTCTGGCAATGCAGGCACACTTCTTGAGAAGCATCTGAGTTTGTCTAAGGCAACCGATGCTGAATTTTCTGCTGGTACTCCTCAATATTGGAGATCTTGGTTACAGTTCAACTCCGAAAACGTTTTTGGTGGTGGTGAGCCATTAGGTGTTACTACAACTGGATTTACTGCTGGTGCAGGTGCTACCGTATTCACTAACTTTGGTGATGGTGGATGGGATCAGGATGGTGCTTCAATCACCTTCAATTGTATTGGTAATGCCATTAAGACACTTGGATTCGGTAAAGATTACGGTGGTGAAACTGGCATTGGATCAGATGCAGGTTTAGCGGTCAATGTTGGTGACCTGGCATCTGGTTATGATCTTTTTGAAAATCCTGATCAGTTCGATATTGATTATCTGCTGATGGGTTCTGGTGCTCATGGAAAAGAGGAAACTCAATCCATTGCTAATAAGATCATTGCGATTGCTGAAGAAAGGCAAGACGTAGTTGCTTTTGTTTCTCCATATCGTCAGGCATTCCTTGCTGACGGTGCTTCGATTTCTCTGAACTCTGCCGCAACCATCACTGATAATCTGGTAAGTTACTACTCTGCTATCACATCGTCTTCTTATGCGGTGTTCGATAGTTCGTATAAGTATCAGTTTGATAGATTCGGAAATACTTTCCGATATCTCCCAATGAACGGAGACATTGCTGGCACATGTGCTAGAAATGACATCAACAACTTCCCATGGTTCTCACCTGCTGGAACTCTGAGAGGTGCTATTCTCAATGCCGTTAAATTGGCATACAACCCAACTAAGACACAAAGAGACATTCTGTATAGCAACAGAATCAACCCAGTCATCTTCTCACCTGGTTCTGGCATTGTTCTTTTTGGTGATAAGACTGGTCTGGCAAGAGCATCTGCTTTTGACAGAATCAACGTTCGTCGTCTGTTCATCTATCTGGAAAGAGCAATTTCTGCTGCTGCCAGAGATCAGATGTTCGAATTTAACGATGAGATCACTAGAACAAACTTTGTGAGCATTGTTGAACCCTTCTTGCGTGATGTTCAGGCAAAGAGAGGTATCATTGATTTCGTAGTTAAGTGCGATGAGACGAATAACACTGCTGCAGTGATCGATAACAATGAATTTGTTGCCGATATCTACATCAAACCAAAT